CTACTAAAAGCACGAAGCCCCCTTTCGGGGGCCTCTGCATTATGGTAAGTGAATGATATTAGGGAGGGGTGATGTTGCTGCCATCAACATCCAGCAGCAGGTAAGCATCACCGGCACCAAGAGCGGTAGCAATGGTGGTGATACCAGCGGCAGCGGCAGCAGCGTCTTCCATCTTGAACTTGGTGTAGAGCACACCCGTGGGGCTGTAGAAGCCAATGTAGGAGCCACCCTGACCCAGCGGGAACAGGTAGCTGCCAGTGGGGCCGAAAGGAGTCAGCACGTCTTCGTCGAGGTATGACGTGGTCAGTTGACCTTCAACCGGCTCGGTTCGACCAAGTGGGGTTGTATTTTGGTTAACACCGGGAGGGGTGTTGCCATAATATGGTCCGGTGTAGCTATAATCACCCGGAGCATTGTAGGTGGGGTAGGTGATCAGCTTGGTGAACGGGCCTACCGTTGCCATAAGCTGAGGGGTGACGAAGTTGGTGTTGACCACTTCGCCACTGGTGGACTTGAACTGAATGATCATTGTCTGTTCGGTTTATGATGCAAATATAGCTGATAATCAGGCAGTTATGTATCGGCTATACGCATTTTTCTTTCACTGGCAGGTGTGACTATATTTGTAGCCATGGAAAACGAAGCAATCAAAACCATTATTCTGACCAAGCTTGACAAGCTCAATGTCCAGTGGACAGAAGTAGTAAACAATGAAGAACGAACAACCCCCATGGATTACATGAGGGTTGCTGAGATTCAAGGGGCTATTAACGTCCTAATGGATCTTATGGTCCAAATTGGAGTTAAGGAGTAATGCAGGTAAGAATATCTGCAAGGCATTTGGCGCTTCCGTCTTGATCATTTGTCCAAAGTGCTTGATTTTTGATTTTGCCCATTGGTAAATCCAAAAACCGCCCATCGTTATAGCGAAGACGCACAAACCATTGCTGATAGCTTCCATTGTCCTTAAAAAGGCTGTCAGGAAGTTGACTTGTTGACAAAGTATTGGAGTCGTTTGGGTCAGGCCAATTGTCCTGACTTAGTGTTGCATTATTTGCAACGCTTGTAAAGTCTTGCGTACCGATTGCAATATTATGAGTCGTTGGAATAAAATCACTTCCGCTATAAGTATCATAGATGTACTTATACTTGACGTGAGCCGCTGCATCAATCACCGTGCGGTAATGAATAATCTGTGCCGAATTGCCCGTCGATTCGTATTGCAGGTCGATGTACTCAGACCCGAGTACTACATCATATCGCCAGTTAGCCATGTTCTGTGTAGATTATTAGGATTAAGCCATCACATTCAATGAGCTCCTCTTCTGCGAACCCGCTGAACGAAACATCGGTGTTAGTCATCTTAGGAACAAAGATAGTACCTATCGGTTGATATACAGTCAGTTATGCATAAATTTGCACCTATCGACACAAGGAAGTCTATACAAGAACACACCGCTGAACTACTGCTGAAACTTAGTTCGGAAGGGGTTTCCATCTCCCAGCAGCACAAGCAGGAGGTAAGGTCGGCTGGCTTTTCTGAAGAGCTGACCACGCAGCAAAAAGAGCAACGAGCGGAAAAAGTCGAAGAAACCGACATTCCAAACTTTGGAGAGTGTCATCTTTGGCTATACGAAGTTCCTGTCATTACCGAGGGCGAGCGTACCGGTGAGCCGCTTGAGGGCAAGTCCTACTACGAAAAAATCCCTGAGTCGTGGATTGAGAAGTGGAAGGACGTGGACATTGAGAAGTCCCATTGGCGTCCTGACAGCCCGGAAGACCAAAACCAAGAGTTCCGCAAGTTCATCAACTCCCACATTCCGAGGTTTGACTCAATCATTGCTTATGAGCCATTCTACTTGTATGTAGAGCAGGCAAGGCGATGGCTGGGGGATAAACGAACATTAGCGGATATTGACCCCGTAGAGAGGTACGAATGGAAGCGCAGAGAGCTTGCCCGCGTGGCCGACAACAAGCTCTACGGGATGAACAAGTATGTCTCCATCAAGGAAGATGGATTCATTGGTGGCCGTCGCCCATATGAAGCATCTGCTCCGCAGGCGCTATTGTGTTTCCTTGTGGACCGTGGTAACAGCTTTGACCTTGTCAAGGGCCGTCAGGCGGCTATTACATCTACCATGATGGCCATGGCTGCGCTGGAAAGCGTAGTCCGTTCATCATTCAGCGGTGTGTTCATGGTCCACAAGAAGGACGGAACTGGTAAGACCCTGTTCCGTGACAAGTTCCAATCCACCTTCCAGCACCTTCCACACTGGATGATTGGAGAGGTGGATGTGAGCAAGGGGTTCTCGTCGGAGAGCGCCATCATGGACTTTGACCCCGGCGACACCAAGGCTCAGAAGGGTCGGGACATTTCTGAGTTCCGTCTGCTTTCGGCAGAGGACAGCATGACCGTCAACGGTCGCACACCAACGTGGTCACTATTTGATGAGGCTCAAAACATCCCCACGTATCAGACCATCAAGAGCGAGATTGACCCCACGATGTACCAGTTCAATAAGGCGAAGGGTCGCTTTGAGCTGGTCCGTCAAGCGTTTGCATGGGGCACTGGGTCTTCCAATAACACAGGGCAGGGGGCATTTGAGAACGACTTTAAGTCGCTGCTTGCTGCTTGGGAGGGTGGTGAGGACACAGGCGGCTGGGTTCCGGTCTTCATGGACTGGACCTGCCGACCGGGTATGACCCGCGAGTTCTACAACAAGCAGAAGACCAAGTATCTGCGTGGCCAAACAGAGGAGACCAAGGGGCTTTCGGCCACCGAGCGACTTTCCCTGTTCTGCGCCCACTACCCAAGCAAGCCTGACGATGCTTTTATGACCAGCCACAAGACGCTGGTCCCCATGGAAATTATTGTCAAGCAACAGAATAGAATTATCAATGAGTGCCACAAGCGGGGTTTCCAGCCCGTCCCGGGCAAGTTCGTTCCGGTGTGGGACGAGTCGGTCAAACTTCCGGAAGGGAGCCTATACCCGCACCCTATCAAGGGATCTCGCTGGGTTCCGTCAGCATTCGATGACATCGAAGCGCCGGTCAAGATGTTCTTGGAGCCGGACAACTCCTACGCCTATCGTTACTTCCAAGGAACTGACCCCATTCAGAATGACGGAGGTTTCTCGCGCTATTCATCAGCTATATGGGATGGCGCTGCGCGTACCGTCATCGAAAACGGGGAAGAGGTGTATGTACCCACCGTCGCTTGTACGCTGAATGCCCGTACTGCATTCCCAACTGACTTGTTCTTGCAAGGGGTTCTTATGGGTATGTACTACCGGAACCAAGGACAGAAGGCTTGCAAGGAACTCGTCGAGATCAACGTAGGCCACCGATACGTGGACTTCAAGTGCTCTCCCGTGTTTAATCTGCGAGAATCCCTGTTGCTTCGCAACGAACTCCTTCCCAAGTACAAGGGCGGTATGCACATCTATGGCGTTGACCTGAAGGGAGGCAAGGGAAGCCGAAAAGAATCGCTCTACGGGGACGTAACCGACCTCATCCGCACCCATGGCTACAACATATGGTACTACGACTTTTGGACGCAAGTGAGGCACATTTCTGTGGAGTCCAAGGCAGACGGCTCGGTGGTGTGGGGTACGATGAACAAGAACGTCTACAACGACGACTTGGTTTATGCCGTGGCCTATGCAGAGCTATGCTCCCGTTGCATCAACAAGAAGCCAGTCAAGGTCTCTGCCGAGACCAAGCAGTACAAGACAAGGCGCGTTCTGAAACGCGGTCCCAATCTGATGCCATACTACGCAACTGAACGCGTAGAAATGAAGTACACATGAACGAGCAGATCATTGAACAGATGCTGGAGCGGAGGTATCTCATCTTCGCCCCAAAGAATGCAAAAGACTTGCGGGTCCAATACCCCGAGCTTGCAGAATACGCAGAGTTCCGACCCGAAGCCATCAAAACACACGACCTTTTGTTTGTGTGGTGGTTCCGCTGTGCGGCTTCTCCATACTACGATATGGAGGACTCGGAAAAGCTAGAGTCGTGTGTTCGGCTGGCCTATCCGACCGAACAGCAGCGAGAATCAAAGCTAAAAGAGTTCAAGGCTCAGTTTCCCGACAATATCAAGTCGGCATTCAAAAGAATGGAGTCCTTTAACCTAGCTGCCCGCGTTGAGAATTATCTTTACACGCAAAGAGTGCGTGATAACTGCAAGGCAATGCTTGCGGTGGACATTAACACAATGGACATCGAAGAGCAGGAATCTTGGAGTAAACGCGCTCCAGCCATTTGGAGGCTATTGGAGGAGACCTCCAAGGCTCTCGAAAAAGGTGGATTTGGAGTTGTGGAGTCAGAAAATACTACAGTAGAAGAGCTTGATGGCTCAGTAAAATCATTTAGACAGTCTCGCCGATGACGCCGACCACAGTAAATAACAGGGGATTTTGGACGTGGATTCCCATCTCCACGATGATTCCCCCGTCGATGACCACCCC